ACTGCAATTGCAACCAATGGTACGCTGTCCACAAACAATCTGACTGCTGATTCGTCCGGCGGTTTCAACGACCTAAAAGCACAGATTGATACGTTAAGCAGCAATTTGTGGAAACAATATGGTACAAATTTTAATGGCGATGCTAATACTCTGGTTTACAACGGAGCCGGTTATTGCAACGGAGCTTCCAACACGCCGACTGGAGCTGGGAATGGTACAATCATTGTGTTTAGAGCTTCTGATATAGTAACGTTGCAATTATATCTTCCATATAATAGTACAACAATTTATCGCCGTTTTACAAGCAACTCTGGCGGAACATGGACAGCGTGGGCTTGATTAAATATCATACAATTGCTGTATTACGAAGTATCGACCGACCGATTTGCAACCAATTATGGCGTCATTTCGGCCCATGAATACCAGCCATGGGCGGCATGTATGATGATGGAGGGCCTGATCAGCCCGGCCGCAAGAGGAGGTAGGGCTTGCGGGTTTCCAAATAAAAACATCCGGGCAAGACACCCGGACGAGAAAGAGAGGAAACCACATGGAAAATAAGTTCTTCGTCCACCAGATCAAGCGCACCAGCGGAGCCTTCGACAAGGGTATCGTGGTGAAGGATACTCTGGAGGCCGCAAAGCAGACCTACTACGCCTATCTGGGCGCATACGGCTTTGGGAAGGATAAAGACACCGACTTCGTGAGTTGCATGATCACCGAGGCCCTTGGTTCCGTCATCCTGGAGCAGGAACGCTGGGTGAAGGAAGAACCCCAGCCGGAACCCGAACCTGTAGCTGTCGAGACTGCTGAAACCCCTGAGTAATCAGAGGAATGTGCGCCGGTGTGCGTACTGGAGTTCGGACATATCGATCTTGGCATAGATGAGGGTGGTTTCCGGCTTGGAATGTCCCATGAGGGCCTGTAGATCCTCCAGAGACATACCGCCCTGTAGGCCTGAAGTCGCGAACGTGTGCCTTAATTTGTGCGGAAACGCATGAAGCTCGGCACGGTCAGCGACTTTTTTGATAGCGTTTTCTACTGCCTTGGGGCCGATGGGCCGGAATGGTCTGCGAAGAGTGACGAACAGAGCATCGCAGTCATCTGCCCGGGACTCCAGATATTTCCGGAGTGAGACTTCTGCTTCAGCATTGAAAAAGACAACTCTGCGCTTGTTTCCCTTGCCGTGCCGGATGATGACGGAATGCTCCGACCAGTCGATATCTGATTTGCGGACAGCGGAGAATTCAGCCAGGCGCACACCGGTTGCATAAAAGAAGTCCACCATGGCTTTCTCCCGGAGAGTCTTGCAGTGCCAGCGCAGAGTCTCCAGTTGATAGGCAGTCAACGGCTCCCTTTCCTTTGGCTGGTATTTGACCCGTTCGACAGTGGAGCAGGGATTGCGGAGCAGATAACCGTTATCAACGCACCAGCTGAAGAAGCTGTGCAGGATCCTGCGGATGTTGTCCAGATAGGCATCCGAATTGCTACGGTCCGTCTTACAGGCGAACATGTACCTCCGGATGTCGTTTGCATCCACATCAGAGAATGGCTTGCGGACTGCCTTGAAAAAGTCAATCAGACGGAGGCGGTAGATTTTCAGGGTTCCTGGGCTGAGGTTGCCGATGGCCTTGCTCGTTAAGAAATATTTGACTGCTTCAGGAAGACCGTCCGTCTGGATCAGCTCCACCTGTTTGCGGGAGACATCATAGCCGGACAGGGTTGCGTCCAGAACAGACAGCACACCTGCCAGCTGATCCTGCGGGATTTTGTCGAAAAGCCGGGCGGCAAGCTCATTGCGGAAAGACTCAGAGTTTGACATGAGGAACACATCCTTTCTCGTATAGTTGATGTTGGCGAAAGAATGTGATACAATCTCCTCCGTGATGGATGTGCCAGACCCACATCTTTCACCGGGGCGAGGATGTCTGACCACATCTTCGCCCTTTCTTTTTCAACTTCATCATAGCATGACTGTCAAGTACTATATATTGACAGATGAGCAGTAAAAATCACAAGATGCAGAAATCTGGAAAGTATTTTCCGGTGGTGTATAATAAAGGCAGGGAAACTTTGTGAAGTGCGTATGCGCTGAATTGTGCTGACAGGGGTGGTTGCATGTATTCGGCGGCTTATGTGCAGGAGCAGATTAACAGACTGAAGCAGTACTACAATCCGGACGAAGCTGTCGCGGCGGCTGCGGAGCTTTGTCTTGGGTGGCCATATGTCTTTGGAGCAAGGGGTGAATACTGCGATCCGAGCAACAGGAGGAGCAGAGCCAGAGAAGACCACCCGACAATCAAGAGCAAATGCCGGAACTTTTACGGGAAGGATTCCGTGCCGGGCAAGTGTGTCGGATGCAAGTGGTTCCTGGGTGATGCGAGCGCGGATCAGAGCAAGCATGAGGGGCGCACCAGGTTCTTTGACTGCCGTGGGTTCACCTATTGGATTTTGCTCCAGATCTGCGGATGGAAGCTGAAAGGGGCCGGAGCAACCAGCCAGTGGAACACCGGGGAGAACTGGTCGGAGAAGGGCCTGATCAAGGACATGCCTGACCGGGTGTGCCTTGTGTTCAAGCGGGTCAGTAACGTGATGGAGCATACAGGCATCCATGTGGGCGGCGGGAAGATTATTCACTGCTCCAGTGGGGTTCAGACCGGGAAGGTGACAGACAGGGGCTGGACGCATTACGCGGTTCCTGTCTGCCTGAGCAAGGCTCCTTCACAGGTTGCGACCGGGGAGCCTCCTGTACAGAAAGTGGACGGAAAGCCCGTCCTGAAGCGGGGCGATGTCGGAGAGTATGTGACTCTGCTTCAGACCATGCTCATCAACCACACCTACGATGTCGGAAGCTCCGGGGCTGACGGGATCTTCGGCAGGAATACCGAATCGGCAGTCAAACTCTTCCAGCGGACACATGGCCTTGCGGATGACGGCGTGGTCGGGAATGACACCTGGGCGGCTCTGGAGGAGACGAGCGGAGAAAAGTATTACACTGCCTACATTCGCCACCTGACGGCGGTCCAGCTTGACGAGCTGATGCGAAAGTATCAGGATGTCAAGGTGGACGAGGAGAGGGGGTGAAGAGGATGCAGGAGTTTATTGTGAAGTACTGGTTGGAATTTCTGTTCGGGCTGATTACGGCGGGATTGTCTGCCGGGTATGCTCACCTGTCCAAACGGCTAAAAGCAGAACGTAACAAGAATCAGGCGATTGAGAACGGATTGCGGGATCTTCTCAGAATCCAGATTCTGGACAACTATGACCAGTGCGTTTCTGCCGGGAATGTCATTTCCGTCAGCCGGAAGGACGCATTGGATTCGGCTTATCAGTCGTACCACGCGCTTGGCGGGAATGGAACCATCACAAGAGTGCATGAAGAGATCATGCAGATGAGAATCGTATGATGGAGGGGTGAAGATGAATAAGTATCTGAAATGGCTGAAGGCTGCTCTGATTCGCGCTGTCCGGACTTTCGCGGAATCCATGCTGGCCTACATCGGGACCGGTGCTCTGGTGCTGGGCGATGTCAACTGGACGGCGGCTCTTTCTGCGGGTGGGTTCGGCTTCGTGTCTGCGATGCTCCTGGCTCTGACGGGTCTGCCGGAAGTAGACAAAGAAGAACCGGAAAAAATTGAAGATGAACCTCCCGATGAAGAATGACACAGTAAAAAACAGTAGAAAACAGTAAGATGCTCCTTTGCGGGGGCATCTTTTTTGTTTAAAAATATTTTTTGCGGATTTTCTGACGGAAAACGGAGAAACTCGTCCAAAAAAGTTACTGTTTTTCTACTGTGTTATTACTGTTTTTTTGGCTTATTTCGACTTATTTGGGCTATTTCCGGAGACATAAGAAAACCCCGGAAGCCTTGATTTACTTGGCTTCCGGGGTAGTGAGCCCGGCGGGATTCGAACCCACGACCTTTTGATTCGTAGTCAACATTATTTTTTCACGGAAGCGTTGTTTTTAATGGTTCCAGCGGTTTTCATCTTTCAAAGTTACTGTTTTTCTACTGTGCCGTCCATCAGGGCGGTCGCGGACCGTTCACGGGAATCCGAAACGTGGTCATAGATTTCCAGAATCATTCGCTCGGACGCATGGCCGCACCACTTCATACAGACATGGATATCAACCCCTTTGTCGCGGCAGTCGGTGACAAAAGTGTGCCGGAGATCGTGCGGACGGAAGGAAACTTCATGCCATCCACGGAGACGGTAGGCTTCCGCTTCTTCTGCTTTCTTCGGGTCATTCTTCATGGACAGGTAGGTTATGTATTCCTTTGGGTGGGACTGCTTCCATTCGGCAGTGAGATGCCACCAGCGTTTGGGACAGCCGTTGTGGACTTCGGACAGGTCGGATAAGTAGGACTGCCACGCCCGGCGAAATGCAGTCTCGGAGCAGATCTTTCCGTTTCTGTCCGGCAGGAGATACTCACCTTCATGGAGGGCCTCAGCAAATGGCTTTAAAATGTCGAATAACGGGACTTGGCGATTGGATGATTCGTTCTTCGTCTCGGATATCACAGGCCGGTTAGAGACGAATTTGACGGCCTTTGTGACGCTGATACGGCCCTCGTGGATATCATCCTTCGTCATTGGCAGGATTTCTTCCCTTCGGAAGCCTCCGTGGAGCATGAACATGGCAGCTGTCTGGCATCTGTGTGGGGTGGATTCCACCAGATCGATCTCCCATTGCTCCAGGGGACGGTGGGTTCCCTTCGTGCCGGTGTGCGGACGGGCTGAATCGGAGAGCAGAGGATTCTGACGGGCATAGCCGTTTTCGATGGCATACTGGAAAAAGGATTTGTAAAGGAACCGCGCCTTTTTAATCTGCGACTGCGACTGCCCGACAAAGCCCGTCCAGACGAGTTTGATATCCGCGGGAGTGACGGCAGTCACCAGCTTCTCACCGATGACGGATGTAAGCTTTTCCATGAGGCCAGCGTATTGGTTGTAGGTGTTCCTGGCCACACTCGCCTTGGAGACGGGGAGCCACTTTTCTGCCAGATCGAAGACCCGGACGGGAAGCTGCTGCTCGATTCCGTGTTCGCATTCATACTTGTAGGCATCCCGCTTGGCTTTGGCTTCCGCGTCTGTTTTCCCGAGAAACTGCTTACCCTTGTACCAGTACCTGTAATATCCATCCGACCGCTTTTTATTCTTCGGCATGGTGGCCACCTCATTTGTACATCCGGGTGAATCCGCAGACCTTTCCGAGGATCCGGATGGTGGAATAGTCGGAATAGAGCTTGTGCATCGGGGCATAGGACGGGTTGTCAGAGATGAGGAGCAGACCGTCTTCCTGCTTGTAAACATGCTTGACGGTGGCTTCATCGTCCAGGAGAACCACCGCCACCTGACCGGGATAGTCGATATCCGGCTGGGCGCGGATGTAGACGATGTCTCCGGGCAGATAAGTCGGGATCATGGATTCTCCGGCGATTTCCAGAGCATAGTCTGCTTTGTTGGGAGCCGGGATATACGCCTCATGGGTTTCTTCTGCCGGGATAGGTTCACCAGCGGCAACTTTGCCAATCAGGGGAACCTGTTTCATATCCTCCGGTTTGATTCTTTTTACGGACGGTGGAACCATACCCACAACCGCGTCTTCGCCAAGCTGTTCAAACATTTCGTCAACAGTCAATCCCATGGCGGCGGCAAGCTTGAAGTATGTGAGATATTCGATCCTGAAAGGCTTCCCCGTCTTTGGATTGATATTGTTCTTCTCATACATCGAGATGGCCACGTTTGATACACCGCACCGGGCAGAAAATTCCCGCTGAGACAGGCCCATTCTCTGCCTGTACTGCTTGATCATTTCGCCTATCGTCACCGCTTCCATCTCCTTTCAGGAGGCGATTATACCAGACTTCTTTTACAGCCCCTTTAAGAGGAAATGAAAAATAATTAACAAAATTTTGTAAAAAATACTTGACAATCGATGAACGCTGATGTAAAGTGTTAAGCGTTGAACGGCCCATAAGGAGGTGAGCAGATGGGAGAAAAAATCAGGGATATCCGGGAAGCGGCGAAGATCAGTCAGGATGAGCTGGCTGAAAGAAGCGGGGTCAGCCGACAGACGATTTCGGCAATTGAAACCGGGCGGGCCACGAGCGTGACAACCGGGACGCTGGAAGCGATTGCGAAGGCTCTGAATGTCTCCGTCAGCGTTTTTTTCTGCTGATGGTGTTAAGCGATTAACAAGGAGGGGGATTCAATGGCAGTCAAGTATACGGACGAGCAGCTTCTGCGGATTCGGGAGATTCTGGAGATCGGATGCTGTTACGCGGATGTGCTGAAGAAGGTTGTGACGGAAGCAGGGCTGGACAAGGTTGACGGGTTCTCACTGGAGATCCATGTGGAACCCCGGTTTGAAAGCAGACAGACGGAGGTTACGCTGGGCTATTCGACCAATACGGACGCGGGACTCGTCAAGCTGACGAAAGGAGCAGACGATGAAAGGTATGTACCGACAGATAAGTGTTCCCCGGAATATGGATGCTTATTTATCCCAGCGGATGTCGCAAAGAGAATGCGAAAGGTCCTTGATGGAGAAAGAGCTGTTCCGGCTGGCGGTGTTTATGATCCCCGCTCTGGCTACAGTGATTCTGTGGTTCGTGGGGTGCAGGTGAAATGACCACCGTATGGCTGGATGCCGGGGATGTGGCCGAGAGGCTTAAGGTCGGAAGGGAAACCGCCCGGACGATCATGCAGGAGATGCGGCACAGCGTGATCGGCGGGACCGTACGGAAGCGCATCCGGGTTTCAGAAGCGGAGCTGGAAGCATGGATGGCCGGGAAGTCTGTTGGTGTGAGCAGGGCAAACGGAGACGGAAACTTCGGGAGCCGGAAGAGACTGCAAAGGAGGTAAACATGGGAAAAGGACAGAGGAGACGGGTGAAGCCGATCCTGCCGATCTTAGGGACATGGTTTCAGGGGTATAAGTATCCGACCTTCGTACATATCCCGATGATGGACGGACATGTGGTGCGGTATGACCGGAGGATGGAAGTTGTGCCGGTTAATGTGGGGGAAGGAGGATGGAAACGGGGCCGGTACATGATGGTTGGATATCAGTACAAAAAGTGACCGCCCATGCGCCAACATGGACGGTCAAGCGGCAGAAGATATGGTATGACCTGATTATATATCAGGAGAAAGGGTTTGTCAAAGATGGGAAAGGTTTGTCTGATCTACGGGGAGAGCGGCTCCGGGAAGTCCGCTTCCCTTCGGAATTTTGAAGCAAGCGAGCTTGGGATCTTCAACATCAGTCAGAAACCGATGCCGTTCCGGAAGAAGCTGCCGGTGGCGAATGTTTCGGACTATGAGTACATCAAGGCGAAACTGCGGGAAAACAGCCGGAACTGCTACGTGCTGGACGATATCGGGCTGGCGATGACTTTCTACCTGTTCAACCGGTGTCTGGAACCGGGATACGGCAAGTTCACCCAGGCGGCGAAGGATTTCTACGATCTGGTGCAGTGCGCGATCCGGGAGACTTCGGAGGACACCATCACCTACTTCATCATGCATGTGGAGCGGTCGGATGATGGGATGAAACTCAAGGCTAAGACCGCCGGGAAGATGATTGACAGCCAGCTGACGCTGGAGAGCCTGTTTTCCATCGTGCTGTACGCCCAGACGGACGGAAAGCGGCACTGGTTCAACACTCAGAGCGATGGCGTGACCACGGCGAAAAGCCCCATGGAGATGTTCCCGGAGGAGATTGACAACGACCTGAAAGCAGTCGATTCCGCGATCCGGGAATATTACGAGATGGCTCCCCTGGGCGCTGCCCCGAAGGAAAAGAAGAGCGAGGGCAAGAGCAGAGCAAATGTCGAGACTTCCTCGGCGGTTCCGGGAGGTGGAAAAGCATGAGCGGAAGTATTTTCACGGATCGGTGTCCGGATGGACGGGTAGACTGCTTCGCGTGGGGCGAGCGGGGAAAATGTCTGGCCTGTGGCGATACCCGGTTCATCGGGGACTGCCCCTTCTACAAGACCGCTGAACAGCGGCGGGCCGAACACCGGGCCTCGGTGGAACGGCTGGAGAAGATGGGCCGGTACGACCTGATTGACTTCTACGGGGAGGACAACGGGCAGAGAATCATCTGGAGGTCGATCTGATGGGCCGGTTCGACAAGGGTGTATCGTTCTACACCGTCTGCAATCTGGACATCAATATTTACTTTCCGGAAGACCAGGTCAAATGTGAGTACTGCCCCTTCCTGATGCATCAGGACAGCGTCAACCGGGACCGGTGCACTTTGACCAACGAGATTCTTTTTACCAGAGAGTTCACGGGGCGTGACTGCCCCCTGACGATAATCAATGATGTGAAATCGGAGGAAACAGAAGAATGAAACCTACTTACAGCGGATTTGAAGCGAAGAAGAGCAGCGGTTTTGCCCAGATGCCCCCGGCGGGTTGCTATGTGGCTGAGATTCAGGGAGTCAAGCTGGAGGACAGCTATAACCATGACCGCCAGAATATTGTGCTGATGCTGGAAATTATCGAGGGCGAGTACAAGGGACAGTATCACAAGGTGTATGAGGAACAGCGGGAGTCCTTCGGGGACAGCGTGAAGTACCGCGGAACCCTGCGCCTTTCGCCTTATATGGAGTCTGACCCAAGCTGGATGAAGAGCAAGTTTGAGGGGAACCTGTACTGCGTGGAGCGTTCCAATGACGGCTACGCGTGGGACTGGGACGAGAGCAAACTGAAGGGCAAGAAGGTCGGCATCAACGTTCGGAAGCTGTTTTACACCGGGCGGGACGGAAGCCAGAAGGAAACCACCGAGATCGCCCAGCTGGAGACGGTGGACGATGTGCGGAACGGGCGGTGCGCAACGCTGAAGGACCGTGTGCGGAAGGACAGCGGAGCCACCCAGAGCGAGTACAGCGATGTAAGTGCGACCGTTGATGTGCCGTTCTGATCAGTTGTTGTTTGGGTTGTTCTGAGTTGTTTGAGTTGTTTTGAGTTTCTGCGGCGCGGCAGGGCTGGCTATAAGCCAGCGGGTCGGAAATTGTGTCACATCGGGCGTTCCATGAGCGCGTGACACCCTCCTTTGTCCGCTCCGGCGGGCAGAATCTTGCCCGGCTCCCTGCCTTGACGATGGTTTCGCATACTCCCATCGTGACAGCGGGTTAAAGGGAGCCGCCGCGCCGATTCTTTTCTGATTTGAGACGAAGGAGGATAAGATGTACGCAATAATCGGTTTTATTGTCGGACTATGTCTATATCGTCTGGTTGTCGTTCCGATCATTAGGGAAAGCAACAGGAAGAAGTGCAAGCAAGAAGGCTTAGTACCGTGGGATTTCTAACTTAAAACGGACTTTTGTTGGGGGATTTGAAATGGCAGCTGGTGCAAAATGTGTGGCCGTATGGGTCAAGTGCAAGCGCACTCCCCTGTACGACAGCAACGGAGAAGACAGGAAGCTGATCCGCTACGCACCCTTCGGGGAACGGTTTGAGGTCCTGAAGAAGGACATGAAGCAGGACGGAGGGCTTGTGCGCGGGCTGAAAAGGAGCTGGGACGGAAGCAAGAAGGTGGCCACCTTTTTCTGGATTCCGCTGAAGGCGGTGACCACGAAACGGGTGGAGAACTACGCGAGGCTGTACTACCTGAATTTGAACCGGAAAGGCATCCCCGTGAGCGCAAAATATCAGAGCCGGAAGGTGATCGGAAGGATCGCTCCAGGAGAGCGGATCGCCGTGATCGCGAGGGCTGGAGACTGGTGTCTGACCACAAAGGGATGGACGCTGTTCAAGTGGCTCACAAAGGAACGGGATGTGTTCGACAGTAAGGCTCTGCGGGATGTGTACGGGGCCGCGCTCTCCCAGGCTGCAAAGGATTACTGCCGGTGCATCCGGCATCTGCGGAGGCTGAAGAAGGGCGATGAGGACCGTTTCCATGACCTGATGTATCAGCTGGATATACTGGTCGGATGGTTTTTGAGCGATGATTATCTGGCGGTGTTCGACACTGTTCCGGGGAACGAACGGTTAGACAAGATGAACGAGCAATTGGGGGTTGATAAGGATTGGCTGCGGGAGCTGTGCCGGATCTACGAGGAGATGGACCGGAAAAAACCGCATCGGAGAGTCGTGTATCGCAAGTAGTACTGCTGGAGGACACGAGAAATCAGGTCGGACAGCATCGGAATGTGTGGGACTACTGCCGGAGAAATAAGATCGAGATCGTTAGGCAGAAGCTCGATGTCGGGGACTATATGCTCCCAGGCGGGAAAATCTCGGTGGACACCAAGCAGGATGTGCTGGAGCTGGCTCACAATGTCATGTCCAGAGATCACCGGCGGTTCCGGGCAGAATGCGAACGGGCCATCGAGAGCGGGATTCAGCTGATTGTGCTGGTGGAAGAGGCATTGCCCTTCGGGAGGCTCGACCTGTGGGAGGTTCCTGTTTTTCGAACATCCGGGCCTTTTCACCGGTACGGCGATCCAATGACGCTGGTCAGCCCGGACGCTCTGAGAAAGGCATGCATCACGATGCAACAGAAGTACGGGGTCAAGTTTCGGTTCTGCTCCAGGCGGCAGAGTCCGGCGAGGATTATACGGTATTTGAAAGGGGATTTGAAATGACGGATAACAAGGAATTGAGTCGGGTGGCCATTGTGTCTGATTGGCACAGAGGAGGGCTTCCGGAAGAAGAAGGAACCTACCTGATTTTGAAGAAGTACGCACAGGAAAATGAGTATCAGATCGCATGCTTCTATAAGAAAGGGTCCATCATCTCACAAGCGAGAACGAAACGCGGCACATATAACGCGGAGCTTGCTATGGATTCTAAATTTTATCAGTACAACATCGATGATCACGCGTTCCATGGCGTAGAAAGCAACTGTATCCTTGCATGGGCGAAACTGCCGGGAATAGATGAGCTGATAGATATGCTTCCGAAATGGGGTGGTTCCTGATGCCGTTCATCATCACGCAGAACAGTAACGGTTGGAGTACAAGGGAAATGCGGGTGGCCGGGTTCTCCCCTGCTGAGATCGATGAGCTGGGCAGTATGGATCACCGGGAGATGACAGACAAGGTTCTGGAGCTTCTGAACACACGGAACCGGGGGATCGGGACTGTGTGGCATAACGGCTACGGTGTGTACGGTGTCAGGATCGATCCTGGCATCCCGGACAGCGTGTTTGTGACCATCGGGACGAGTTGTGACTAATGGAGGGGATTATGGATAACGTGAGTCTGGGAATTAAGTTTAAAACGCTGGAGGTAGCCGGGTTTCACTCGGCCCTCCACGCCATGCGGAATCCGATGGACAGCTGGGCCAAGTCGGACACCAAGACCGGCAAGATCGGCCCCGCTGACAGGGAACTGTCTCAGAGACTGTCCAAGGCCGGAGAAGAGCATGCAAAGCATCTCCGGATGATCCAGGTGTGGGTCGATATCAAGGCCCCGCGGTACTGGTGGCAGGAGTTTGACACTTACCGGCAAGGCGTGGAGAAGATTTCCTGCTCAACCATGCATACGCTGATGCGGCGGCATCTTACGGTGGATGACTTCGAGATGGACGCTGATGACGGGCAGATCGCTACCACCATCGATCTGATTAACCGGAGCATGGACATGTGGAAGCAGACCGAAGACACGGATGAGAAGAAATGGATCTGGAGAGGCATCATTCAGAGTCTTCCTCAGTCTTTCCTCCAGAAGCGGACCGTGATGATGAATTACGCAGCTATCCGGAGGATCTACCACCAACGGGAAGGACATAAGCTGGTCGAGTGGGAGTGCTTCCTGGCGTGGGCAAGGACACTTCCGGAGTCATGGATGATTACCGGGGAGGGCGAGTGATGATCTGGTATTTTCTGGCAGGGTTCATCTCAGGGGCAGTGTTTATTCTGATGACCGCAGGGCCGATGGTGGACTGGATCAGGCGGCGCTTCCCGGATGATGTGAGGAGGGCTGAGGAGGCGAAAAGGCATGACGAACGTTCCTCAGGAGGTCCGGGACATCTGGACTGATCTGTACGTTTTCTTCGACAAGCACTGGAAGATGCCGAACGAGGATGATGCATGGCGGCAGTACTGGCGGGATGCAGAGGTACTGTTCGAAAAGCATCATCACGACAAGCTGATCATGGACGGTATCCTGGAGCTGATTACCAACTACATCAGCGCAAGGATGAAAGCAGAGTATCTAATTCAGGAAGAAATGGAAGCCGAAGCAAAGCGTGGGACGGTTCAGCAGGAACAGATGCGGTTTTAGGAGGCAGATAGCATGAAGGGCGAACGGAAGTACGAAGGAACGCTTTTACAGCGGGTCCTGACCGTTTCGGTAGGGGTTGTGGTGTTTCTGCTGGCCATGTGGGTTCTGACTGTTCTGGGGCTTTGCTGGCTGGCTGCAACAGCATGAAAGGAGGGTTGACCGTGATGGTTGATGGGAAATCGATTAACAGAGAAAACGCCATCGCCAATCTGGAGCAGAATATCAGGTGGATTGAGGATCACGAACAGCATCAGTTTCCCGGATGGGGAAATGTGGTGGTAGCAATGCGGGACGCTGTCGAACTGCTGAAAGAGCAACCAGAGATCGTTCTGTGCAAGGACTGCAAGCATTGGGACACAACGACACAAAAAAGTGGGAACGACATTATATTTGGCCCATGGTGTGATGCAGTGTGCAATATTTTCAGCGACTTGGATACCTATGGGGAGCTTGGCGAAGACTTCAGACGCACGAACGGAAACTGGTACTGTGGTGATGGAGAAAGGCGTGA